ATACCGAATCCTCTCCAAGATGTATGTGTTTATCTGCTGTCAAGCCAAGATTGAGTGTTCCCTCAACAGAATCCCATGTAAGCATTCCAGCAGCAGGTGCCACACTCGCTGTTGTATCAAACTGAACGGAATCGATATCTGATAGCGAGTCAACCGTCAAGCCACCAGAGAAAGTGATTGATGTTCCATCACTCGTGATTTCTGCCCCACCAAGATTGATGCTTGTGCCAGACAAATAGATATCCCTGAATCGCGCCGAAGCAGAGCCAAGGTCGTATGCTTCTGTTGTGCTTGGAATTACATGACCGGCAATATTTGTTTGACCATTTACCGTAAGTTGACCAAACGAAACTGATGCGGAAGTGCCCACATCTTGCCCGATTGCAATAGAGGCAGTTGAACCTTCGCCTGGGGTGTGAGTGACGGTGACACCAGTGCCGCCAGCCACATCGACCATGTAGTTGCCGACGGTGTCGGTTGAAAGGTTTACGGCGTCGTTAATCCAGACGGAAGCGGAACTGTCGTAACGCAAAAAATCCCCACCGCTGACGCTGGTGATGGTTACATCACTAAGGTCATTCAGTGAACTAAGGGAAATCGGGATAACCGTATACGAAAGCGAATTCCATGCTGTAGTGCCGTCGCCAATTTTGACTTTTTTCGTGTCGGTTTCAAAACCGATTTCACCCGCGTAAAGAACAGGGTTATTGCTTGTCCAAGATGAGGCTGTACCGCGCTTGACCTGAATCCTTGCTCCAGCCATTACACCGCACCTCCGTCAAAGCCAACGATTACATAATTTGTAACTTCCGCTTCATATATTTCTGGAGAAATAATACCACCATCTACGTCTCCAGATAACAAACCTGCTCCGCCGCTTACTTCAGTCCATGTTGAGTTAGAGCGGAAAAAGAACTTGTTATTTGTTGTATCTACTGCGATGGCTCCGTTAGGAAGTTCCGAAGTAGGCGTCCCATTTGTCGTCAGTGTCACGAGCCCAAGGGCGGCCTGAAATACGTCATCCGTATAGAGGGTGTTTGCACTTGTGCGGTAGAGGTTGGTATCTCCAGCCGCTGAACCAGAAGACCACGTAAGGCGACCGCCAGCATCAATGCGAATTCTTGCATGTGCATCAAGATTTACGCGCGTAGAGAATGATTCGTCGCTTGGACTAGAAAACTCAATGCCGCGTAGGGGCGTTCCAACAAATCGTGTCATATGAATACAGCCTCGACTGCCTTCTGGTTGTGTGTGCCCCGCAAGGCACTATGGGTATTACTAACCAGTGACGACGACTGTATATGCGTTCGAAGAAGGGGCGACCGAGAAGGAAACCGTAACGGTGTCCGTGGTCGTCCGCACTACGTCTGCAATGACGGTGTCATAACTGGAGGAATCATAAACCTGCACAACAACTGCACGTGTGCCGAAGTTGTGAGTTACGGCAAACGATGTATTTGCACCGTCGCCGACAACCTTGTTAGCAACTCGGGCCAAGACCGGCGTGCTGGTATTTGCGCCAGTCGGGCTTGTGTAAGCAAGGTTCTGGCGGGCTGTTGCCTCGTCGCTGGCGTTAGTACCGCCATTTGCAATCGGTAGGACACCAGTTACGCCACCACCAGATGCGGAAGAAAGGCTAACTGCATCGACAGACAGTGTTCCGGCCGTGAATGTAATGCCAGTTCCTGCGATGTTCGAGTTAAGGGCAAGTCCATCACCTGTTGTAGTAAGACCATTTACCGCACCATCAAGTTTGATTTGGACTTCATCCCCATCAATCTCAAGGCCGCCAGTGCCATGCAGGGCTACGCTGAGAACACCAGCGGAAGCGGAAAGACCTGCGCCAGCAGCGCCATCAGCAATGCTGAGTTCATCGTTGACGATATGGATGCCAACACCGTCGACAAGAACGTTGAGTGTTGAGCCGACTTTCTCAAGGGCTTCACCAGCGGTAATCTGACCAGTTCCCGAGAACTGAGCAAATGTGAGCGGGGTTGTGCCAAGAGTAATCGGGTTGTTTGTAGTAAGAACCCAACCAGTGTCACCGTATGTAGTTCCGTTCGTGACGAACGTGAACATGCCAGAGGTAACTTCAGCACTTGTATCAGCATCGGTTGCGCGCTGAGCGGTTCCAGATGCGGACACAACATAAATGCCGTTTTCAGAAGCAGTTACCTGGTCCTTGACGAGAACTCGGTCGCCAGTTTCAAGTACGTGGCTATCAATTGTGTCGCCGGTATTGAGGTCGCTCGCAAGATTGACCGGGCCAGTCGTTGCAACATGTACTGATTCCTTAACGTCAAGACCACTGCGTGCTGCATCAACATACGCCTTGTTGGCAGCATCCAGTGCGTTGACTGGTTCGGCAACTTGGAACCTACCATCACCATTGCGCTTGACAAGAGTATTTACGCCATCAGATGAACTTGCATTATCAAGCAATGACTTGTCCGATGTGGACATGACGCCAGGGTTAGATGTTGTGGCAAGATTCGGCTCAATAGAAATTGTTCCATTGGACTCGTTGATTGTGAGTGCTGCAGAAGCGCTGCCGGCTGTTTGAACAGCGATAATCGCTTTCTTCCAACTTGTACCATCAAAATATTTGACCGTCTTCTCGGTCGAGTTGTAAATGAGGCGACCCTCAAAGTTCCCAGTGCTCGGGTCAGAAGCAACGACCTGGAACTTTCCGTTCTGGAGTTCGTTCTGATTAAGATTTAAGTTTGTTACGAATTTCATGTGGGTCTACCTCCAGAGTTCTCCTATGAAAGATACGCCTTTCCAGCGAAAGAGTGTGAGAAGGTCACCGTTAGGGCATTTTCCGACACATACGTGACCTCCCCCACAACTTTGCTGAGGGCGCTATCAACAATGCTGACATTTGGGTAAAACTTCATATTGTGCGTGATATTCCATGTATTCGATGCAGTTGGTTGGTCGTGTACATACCTAGAACGGGTTCTTAATTCCTCTATTGCGTCCTGAACATTGACAGAGGTGATTTCTGATGTCGGAACAAAAATGATGTTCTCTGCTGAACCAGCATCCGAAAAAGCGTCATTGACATACTCAACAGTCGCATAGTTCTCCTGCACGACTGGAGCAATATTTGGGGCAAGGTCCGCCAAGTCAACAGCACCAAGAATCGCGTCCTTGTCAATCTCGATAAAGTATTTATTTAGTGCGCATCCAGAAATTCGCTCTGTCACTTCATAGGTAACGCCAAGGGGTTCTGTTGCGGTGTCGTTGGTCGCGTACAAGACAACCGAAAAAGAGCCAGATGCACTGAGTGTCGCGGTAACCAAAGATGGAGCAACTGTGAGATTGAATTGAGGTTGACGCATTGGTGCAGTAAGGAGGAACGTGACGCGACCGGACTGCGGGTTGCCAGTTCCTGTCTCAACATACGTTCCCGTAACGGTGATTGGTGTAAATGCCATTACTGCGCCTTTTGTATGACGTTGAGGGTTACTGCGTGTAAAATAGTATCATCCTCGGAGTCGAAGGCTCTTTGTATGTCTGCGACACGAACCCTGTAAACAAACTTGTTTGCGCTCAAATTTGCATTGTCTAGCGCAGCAACAACCTCGTCAATAATTGCTGTGTTTTCTGATTGGCGCAACTGCCACAGGCTGACCTGAACGAGCCGTGTCCTTGCCAGTACAACCTGGTCTCCAATCAGTGCCGGGGTATTCCCAAGTTCGTCAAAGATTGTGATATATGGATATGCAGTTTCCGGTGGAGCGATATCTCTATAAATACGCGAACCAACGCTTGTTATCGAATCATTGACCAGCACGGTCCGGATAGCGCCGCCGATGGAAGCCATCACATCTCCAAATCAAGGGTGAACACCGAACCCTTAAGGGAGCGGGTCTTGCGGGAATAAGCAATCTTTAGGTGGCGGGCAACATTTGACGCGGCAACAGCCGCTACTTTATCTTTTGCTGGCCTAATGAATGGTCGTGGCTGTGTCGTTGTTGTGCCGAATTCCAAATCTTTTGCAAATGATGCATTGCTGCCAAACTCTGCAATTGCCGGATTTTGATTTGGCCCACTAACCACCTTGTTGTAGATACTTGGCTCAAGCGTTTCACCGCGCATTGCTGCCGGTGGTTCACCTGGAGCAGAAGACATTCTTTTCTTTCCGTTCTTAAAATACGGTCTGTAACTACCTTTTTGGAGAATAAAGCGGGTTGTCTCGTTAAAGCCAATTACAGACAAATCTTCTGCTGCTTTACGCATCTGATATACGCCGGCCAAAATAATGCTCTTGACTTGTGGCTCTAATGAATCCAGGATTTTGTAAAGTTTTTGCGTTGGTGTCAATTTGGAAGCCATTATCGCATTGTCCTTCTGCATTCTGCGCGAATGTGTGTTTTCGTAAACAGCAAAGAATCTATTTCGTAAACGCCATTCACAACTTGATGAAAATTATTAATAACAACTTGGTCACCATAGGTCACGCTTGCGCTAAGTGGAAGTCGGCAAACAATGTTGCGCTCTTCACTTATTTGACCAACAGTGTTCTCCATCACTTCCTCGGATGCTTTTTGATGGATTGAACCGTAAACTGTTGTATCGGAACCTGTATTGCTCCAGATTCCTTCTGATTCATTTGCATAACCAGCAATCATGTTTCGGATTACTATCGGCGTGTAGGCACCTCGCATATCACACAATCACCCTTCGCTTAAATCTCTTTACGGAGTTAAGTTCACGCTCGGTAAATCCGCCTTCCCCACCGTCGGGAAAAATGTAATCAGTTCCCTCAACATTGAGCCTTGCAAGACCCTGAGCGTCGATGAGGAACTTACTCATTTCGCGTGTTGCTGCTGTGTAGAGCACGCGCTCAAGTGCGACAGTGTCGCTAGAGGTCATTCCTGCGGTGTAGGTGACAAGTGCTTGATTGCCTGTTCCAGCAATTCGGATGTTGTCAATACCCCAAGGGAAAATGTCAAAGTCGGCAATATTTTGCTCTTCTTCTTCTCCTGGCATTCCAACATAAAAAGATGTGACACTCTGGACTGGAGCATGGCGCAGGAATATCTGGCGCTGTCCGGGGACCAACTTGTGCTCTTCTTCTGAATAGAGCCTGGCGCCGAGAGGGCGGTTCAAAAAGTATTCAAGTTCAGCCTCAAGAGATGCAAGAATCGACATGGCGGCGTCTTGTTGGGCTGCCGTGAATGTCTTCCCCATGAATATTTCGAGGTCGTCATAGGTGAGAATGGCCATAAAGCCGATAATACACCAGACGTCAAAATTATTTTATTTGGCTACTCTTCTGCTTCGCATACCCAGAATATGTTCTTGTATGCGAATACCCCGTAATCGCCATCTCCGAGGTCCAGCATGAAGCCCATATCCTCTGCGTTAATGCGCACATCCACCTTGTCGACATACCCAAAACATGAGTGCATGATGATGTTGTTATCGTCAAGCAGTTCCCAGCCGTACCGAACTTCAATGCGCTTATCTAGGTCGTAGGCGCTACGAATCATCCCAGTAGTGGCAACGCGACCAATCAGGCTTTCGTAAGGGTTCTCCGGGTTGAAGTCATCCCTCTCCATGAAAATCTTGAAGATTGCCGCCTTGATGAGGGCATAGGCGTGTGGGTGCGACCACGCCCCAGAGAAGTCCAGGTCCAGCGACTCTTCGTCGTCCGGCTCTTGCACGGCGTTACTTTGTTTCGATATTTGCGAAAGAAGAAACAGCGATTGGAAGCACTTTGTACTTCTTGGCCTCATCAATCGTAAGCCTGTCGCCTTTACTGTGGACTCGGACGGCAACGCCGTTGCGTGTCTCGAAGATATCGCGTGGGGAAATTACGTGTGTCATGCCAACACTCTAGCAGGCATCAATAATCAAATGCACACGGTCTATTTTTGAGCCATTTTGCACGCTGTGAAGTTTCCCAGTGTTGTTTATTTCCCAAATCTCGCCCATGGGGATATGCATCTCTTCGCCATCTACTTCGAACGTGCACTTTTGGTCTGTCGTTACCGGGAGGTGAAATCGTCTTGTTACTTGCAATAATTCTGTTGCATCCTTATGTCTGCCGATTGATTTGCCCGCTTTTAGAAGCACAAGATTTGCTCTGCGAATATTGCTGTGCTGTCCAATGCTAGATAAATAATTTTCTATTTCTTTTAGATGATTTGCAAATGAGTCATAGAACCGCGGGGCTATTTTTCTTGCTTGTGGAAGTTCATTGAACAAGATTGGAATCGTCAATGTGTCACGATGGCCAATGATGTTGTCCTGCCTATAGGTAAATGCTTCCCACGATGATGGAGAGAGTGAATTGACTGTGTTTGCTATTGAAGACGTGTCGTGATATCCAACAAATCTAAAATTGAAATCTTTATCTAATGCCATATGTCCATAAAAGCCGAAGCCCCCGCCTTTGTCCATTGCTGGACTCGGGCGGGGGCAACGACTAAGCCGTTAGGCTAATCACTCAGGTGCGCCGTCGAATTCAACTTCGACAAACGACTCTGGGCGCTTCACCGCGAGGGCAAGGCGCTCTTCGGCCAGAATCGCCACGGCGTTCCGGATGAAGAAGTCGCTGTGCTGCTCAGCAACGCGGATGTTGCCTTCCATGCGGTCGTACAGCGTGGCGCCGATACCGAACGCACCGACGAGAGCGTAGCCCTCGGTGATGGCCGGAGTGGCAACCATTGGCAGACGCCACAGGCGGGCTTCAGCACCCATCGACACCGACATGACCATCAGGTGACGGCTCTCGCCATCCTTGGTCAGTTCGAGGTCTTCCATGTCGTTCGGGTGAACGATGATGCCCGTTGGCTCGTAGTAGGCGAGCAAGGCCTTGGTGATACCACGGCGAATCGCATCGATTCGTGTGTCACCAGTGGCGCCTGCGCTCCACGCATGAGTCTGGATGCCCGATGTCTCACGGATACCGGTCAGGTTCGAGCCTGTTCCGTCACCGTTCAAAATCTGGTCGTCCTCGACGAGGCGGAGGCCGTAGAGCAATTCGTTGTCGATGATGCCACGGAGTGTGGGCTCGTCATCAAGAACGTTGCGGTGGGCAACCTCGTAGTGGGCAATCGTGCGAACCGGAGCCTGCACGCCAACAACGGTCATCGAAGACTGCGGCTTGGTTGCAAACACTGCGGGCGAACCCGAGCGCTCTGCGACTGTCGACGCATTGTTCGTGAAACCGCTGACGCGGAAGAACTCAATCATGTTCGTGTTTGTCTGCTGTACCGGGAACAGGTCACGGACTCGCATCACGCGCTTGGCGCGCTCAACGATGCCATCTCGCTGCGGGTTGCCGAAGTCACCGGGGGTTCCCGACGGCAGTGCAGTGAAGATGTCCTTCACCTGGTACGGAGCATGCATGGTGAAACCATTGCGGCCATTGCCCATGCTCTTGAACTCGTCAGAATCAACGAAGCGCTGGCCGAGCGACTTGCGCTCGTCACCAGGGACGTAGAGAGTCTTCGGGGCTGCCGCGACTGCAGGCTGCGAACCAGCAGCCCAAGCCTTGACTTCCTGAAGGCCCTCAAGGGCTTCAATTTCTGAACGGATTTCGCGAGCCTTGGCAAGTCCCGAACGGAACGCCTCGACATGCTTTGCTTCAACTTGAACTTCTGGGCCGCCCTCTTCGCGATTGGCCTCGACATGGTCGACGATTGCGTCGTTCTGCGCGAGGACATCCTTGAGTGCACCCTTAAGTTCCTTAAGACGGCTATCGTAAGCCATAGTAGGTACTCCTTTTAGAGTGTTTGTACTTATAGGACACAAGGTAAGCACCTCGTTATGACATAGTATGCTAGAGCATTGTCATCCTGTCAAGCAGGCAACTACTTTTCTTCTTCGTCGTCTCCGTCTTCGTTGAACAGGTCTTCAACGAAGGAGTCAAAGTCGATAACCGTAGGGATAAATGGCTCTGCTATAACCATGCCCTTAAAGGTGACTTTCGGGGCTGGAACAGCCATTTTGAGTATTGAAACCACCTTTTCGAGCACCGATGAAGCCACAAATGGGGGGATTGACCCAAGGTCTACGTGGATTGGCTCATTCAGGTCGTCTTGAGAGACCGAAATCGTAATTACCGAAAACTTTAGGTCTCCGTCATCCTCAAAATTGTTTGGTGTGCTGGCTGACATTTACTCTTCCCCTCCATCCGCAAACCAATCAAACTGGTCCAATAGTCCAGCATCCATGACCGCCTGATAGAGATTTTTGCCTTTTTCAGTTGCCTGATACAGCCATTCTCCGCGCTCGTTTATGCCGATGACTTCAATGAGTCCGTTCTCAATCATCAAATCAAACTGACGATTGAACTCGTCTCTTTCGTCATCACTAAGCGACATACTCCACGCCTCTAAAGATGCCGCGGCCGCTGTAAATCCACATCTGCTCATAGTTGAACCATTCTTCGCCAACACCCTTTGGCTGGTACTGAACAACTGCCAAGCCTTGCTGCCAGTTTTCTGCACCCTGCATAAGTGGTCGGCCAAATTCATCTGCGCCAGACTTTGTTGACGGAACAGCACCGTCAATTCTGCACAAGCATCCTGGGCTTGCTGCCATGACTGTTCGCGGACCAGCCTCAGAAACTCGTGTGCGATACGCAACCTCAACTCTGTGAATGTGTCCGTAGATGACAGATTTATGTGCATCGTTCAAATACTTTGTTGTAGTTGAACCATTTGATGTAACCCTGTCACCGTGACGAATGATGAGATTTTCATTCAACGCCAAGAACGACTCTGGATATCCCGACAAGTAGTCGACACCAAAGTCATCCATTCTGCAGAGATTAGGGACCGACAGAACTGGCCAGTTTTCGCGCAGTTCGTCCATCAGTTTTCCGCGTGTCAATCCAAATGCTGCTTCCGCATTTGTCTGAATGTATCTAGCAAGACGCGCTTCGTGATTCCCAGCAATCCAAGTGATTTTTGCATTTGGTGCCGCATTGCGCAATTGAGCACATAGCAATGTTGCTCGGTCAATTGTTGCTTGCGTCAACTGCTTGAATGTTGGAGCAGTCAGATATTTGCCAAACTCAGCAAAGTCAAGATTGTCTCCGAGCATTACGATTTGGTCAGGCTTGATGTCTTCGATAAGTTTGATTGCTATCGAAATTGCAGACTCGTCGTGAATTGGCTCCAACTCTGCGTTCAGTTCAAGTGACTTTTTGTAATAGCCCATCTGCATGTCCGGAAGAATCACAGCGGTTTCCCACTGCTTTGGCTTGCGAGACTTTGCTTTTCCTTTCGGAACGCTGTACTTAGGGCCTTGTGTTATTACCGGCCACTCCGGACCCATATCCCACTTTGGACTAAGAACAATGCTGGCGCCCTTGAGGTCATGTATTTGCGCTTCGCCCGCTTCGTCTTTCGTAACTGTTTGCCATTTGCCAACCTTCATCGACTTGATTGAGCCGACTTCTTCTGGCTTAATGTTGTGCTCTTTCAGCAGTTTTGCAACTGCTTCTATGTGTGCTTGTTCTGTCACCTTGGAAAAATCGTCAGACAAAGGCATTGTTATTTGTTCTCCTTAATGAGTGTGTGTGTTGATGAAAGCGCAATACCCTTTTGCCTGCGCCACTTATTAATTGCCCATACGCCACATTCAATTTTGTTGCTTTCAAGCACTCGCGCAATTGTGCGAGTGGAAATTGCTGGGTCCAGCAGAGCCTTCTTTAGGCTTTCTGCATCTTTTTTGTTTAACGTCTCAAGAAGCACCTCAACTTTATTGGTTGAGGACTTGATTGCTTCCTGCTTGCATTCTTCGTAGATATCCATGAGTCTCCTTGTTTGGTTCCGCCCAAACAAAGATTAGCACATGATTGGTCCCCGATTGGGGATTTAGTGGACGAAGATTACTTCGACATTTCCTTCAAAAGGAGATGGAATTCCTTCAGGTCATCAAACGAAATGGCCGCAGTTTGCTTTTGGTCGTCGGCGGCCTTTTCCTCAACAACTTCTGTTGTGGCTTCAGTGGTCTCTGTTTGTTCTGCTGCTGCTTCTTCTGACTTCACTTCTTCAACAGTCTCGGTTGTCTCAACTGCGGGAATTTCTTCCGCTGCTTTTTCCTCAACAATCTCTGCTGTTTCCGCTGCGACTTCTGTTGCAACTTCGTCGGACTTTGCTTCTTCTGCAACTGGAGCGACTTCTTCGGTCACATCACCGCTGTCGTACTGTGCCAAACGCTCAAGAATCTCCGCGTTCTGTTTCATGGCCCGCTCAACCAGCGCCATGAACTCGGTGTCCATCTTTTTCATTGCACTCTCCTCTTCATCCTCCCCTTCAGAATAGCCTTCTTCGGGGTCTCCTGTGGGCAAGGCTTCCTCTACCTTGAGGGCATCCCCCCTCGCCACGACTGTTACGTTGGTTGGGTGCCATTCCCCTGCTGACTTCAGCGAAGCCTCTTCTTCGGGCATATCCTCGTCATCCTCGGCCTCATCCTCTTCCTCCGCGGCCTCCTGCATCCATACCCTGATGAGGTAAGCGGGGTTTTCTTCAGTCCCCTCAAGTTCTAGGCCTTGGGGCTCTCCACGGACCTTGCCGTCTGTCTCGACCGAGACCACATCCCCATAGAAAGTCCCTTGGGTGGTCTCCCAAGAAACGATGGCTCCTGCTTCTGCCATGCCGTCAACCTTCTCCATGACAACAAATGTGCGGAGTTTCATTTCTGCATAGTCAAGTTCAAAGAACTCGCCGGTACGTTCGCCTTTTTCGTCCACTTGCTCAACAAGTGCGGAATCATCATCGGCCTCGACAACGATGCCTTTCATCTCGGTTTTACCCTCAATCCAGGCGACATCGCTCTCGACGTCGATGATGTTATCCAAATCTTGCAATCCCTTGACGGTCAAGTCAAGCGACTCAGCCAATGGGGCATCAATTAGGCCCTTAAACATCATGATTGCATCAACATCCTCATCTGACTTGAGTTCGGGTGCTTGCATATCCGCATCAGCATAGTGCGCGGCGATGTGGCGGTAAACGCCCTGACGTGCCGCTCCTCGCAAAACTGTTCCCTGTCGTCCACCATTGAGAACTGCCACGGAGTTGGAAAGTGCTCGGCCAGAGGCGGCTCCTGCTCGGCCACCTTCGCCAACAAAGTGATGGACGAAGGAGTAGTGAGTCTTGCGTGTTCCCTTTGTGTTTGGGAGTTGAAACGCAAAAATGTCGTCGTAGTAAGACGGTGTTGCAGGTGAGCGCATCTTGCGGAACTGTACTGTCCTGTCCCAAGCAGATGTCCGGTCAACCGATGTTGAGTGCGATGGAATGACGCGGCCGTTTGGGCCAGCATCTTTAATCTCAACTTCGTTATTCTCAGACATCAGTATCTTCTTTCGTCAGTGGCTCAGAAATATAACCACGCTTAATCATTAGATTATCCACTTCTTGGTCAGACTTCAATGAAGGTGGTGTCTCTCCCCCGTCACGGTAGTGACGAGCGATGTGGTTGTACACCGCCTTTCGGTCTGCGCCGCGCAACTTCGTTCCACCGCGTGCCCCGTTAAGAATCGCCATTTGCACTCTCAACTCCGACATTGCGGCAGCACCAGGGCGTCCGTCTTGTGAAACGTGATGGTGAATAAATGTGTAGTGGGTCTTGCGTGTCCCGTCTGTTCCTGGAATGTGATAGGCAAAAATCTTTCGATAGTACGCCGGGTCTTCCGGTGAGCGAGTACTGAGAATCGCATTACGGTTCAGCGTCTCATCATCACGAACCGCTGTTGAGTGGCTGCGAATTGGACCGCCATTTGCCTTTGCCTCAATGGCATCCCACTCTTCGTCCTTCATTTCAAAGGACAACTCTTCGCTCTTCATGTCATTCCACTGAACAACTCCATCTGGAATCACGGCAAATCGACACTTGCCGTTTTCCTGAACTTCTTGCTTAATGATGGCGCACTTTCCTTCACCCATATACAGGGTGCAGTTTGCGCACTTAACTCCGATTGACTTTTCGTCGTTTTCGGCTGGCGATTCATAGCCTGCCCAGATTCCAGAACCGTCTTCGTCAAACTTGCCATATTCGTCAGCAATGCGCACTAGCGCATCATGGAGTGCTTGTTCATCTGCAGTCAGGCTTGGGTGGAATCTTCCATAAGAGTCTTTTTCTTCAATGTCGGAAAGACCATCTTTTGGCGTTTCTGCTGCGTAGAGAGCAGCCATGTGACGACGCGCGTCAGCAAGGGTCTCGTGACAGCCGCCAGGGACTGGCGTACTTTCGCCTTCCTTGATTACTGCGTACCCGCTGCATCCTTGCATGTTTCGCGAAATGCGGTATGGCTTACCTTCGTCTGTTCGACGACGGCGACGTGGGCGCGGGCGACCAACAACGCCTGGTCGTTGCGGTGTGCCGAATGAACCAGGATTTCCTTCTGGCATATCGGTATAAATATCCTTGAGCGCTTCAATCTTGCGCAAGGTAGAAAACCTATGACCGACCATCGTGTCAGTTGGCTCCCAACCATCGCCAGTATTGCGGTAAACGCGAATCATTGCTGCGGGGTCTTCTGGAGTTGCAGTGATGGTAAAACTGCTGTCAGGAACATTCATGCGTCCACGACGCAGGATGCGAGTAATTTTTCCGCGAGCAGTTCCGCCAGAAGAATTCCAACTTACAAAATCGCCAACACGCAAATCTCCTGGTTCGGCTTTGATGTCCAGTGACTTCTCCTCATCTCGGCGATTCATCGCCTCAACGAGTTTTGTTGCCCATGTCCTACCAGCGTCTCCGCCCCACAGTTTCCACGCAATGAGGCCAGCACCTGGATACCCATCTGCGCCTGGCCTGCTGTTTGCCGGCGTGCGAAGGTCCACTTCGTGGCGAGGGAAATACTTGGCGATATGGCGAACTTTACGCGGTGCTGCAGTCGTGTTGTTAATCAGATAGTTGGCGGTGTTCTTGCCAACTGATGTTCCGCCGCGATTATATTCGCGTGACCAGCGGAGTCCGGTTTCTGCTTGCTTCTTTGCACCATCAGGGATTCTGAAATTTAGGTCTGAGTAATCTCCGGCTTTTGACTCATCCCAATCGATGTCATCATCATCTTCCTCAATGCCGACCAGGTCATCTTTGACGCTCAGAGTGCGCGTGTTTGGGGCAGCGCCGAAAATGACGGGCGAGTACTCGTAGAGTTCCAACTGTTTGATAAAGCGAACGCCAGTCTTTTCATCAGTTGTTGACTTGCCTTCTGGCACCGAATATCCAATTGACCATTCTTGCTCTTCAGCAAAAAACTGCACGTCGTGGAAGGCATCTCGCCCACGGCTTGTGTTCAAATTGAACTGCATTTTTACCATGAGCGCGCCAGCGCCCTGTGAGCGCAAATCTTCCGGAAGACGTTCGTCTCCAGGCATGAGTTCTTCGACCTTGAGTGTTTTTGCGACTGGAATATTGGTGTCGTGCGACCAAACGCCTTTTGGATTCCTCTTGCGCAAAGTGTTCCTGTAAGCACCCGGCTCAATTACGTCGTTGACTGAGTCAACAATATTCGTGACCGAGACTATTGCCTCGACAATCCCATCAGCATCGCTCAGTCCGCGAACTGATGAAACCGGAACATTTTTGCGGTCCATCTGGCCTCCTGCATGCGATTATACACACGCGTAAACGGAAAGACTAACTTAACTTGCCGTATAGGTTAAGCAAACGACAGTGTGCATCGGCAGTTGATGACTGATGCCCCGTCATTGACAAAGTCTCCTGGGAACATTACGGACTTGCCTTCAATCTGAAAGCCATCATCAATCCCAACCGTTGTGTCGGCAACATGGTGATGTTCTGCTCTGCCATCTTCATTTGTGGCGTGAATCCATGTTTTTTGCGTAAACCCAAGTTGGCGGGCTGCCCACAGAAGTCCGGCATTAAAAGCACCAGAGACCTCTGTTCGCACAATTGTCTTGATTCGCTTAGTGAATGATTCGGCCATCCATGAGGCAAGTTCGTTCGTAAACGATGAATGCGGTCTTCCAGCGTAGGAATTCAACATCTTTTCCATGTTGATTCGAGTGGTCGTATTGACGAGGAGGAGATTACTGATTCGGTCTTGAATCAGTTCCTGGACCTGCTTGCCTTGCATATCGAGTTTGTCAAAGCCATCACTTGAAACGTCAATTGCCCCGTCAAGGAAGACGGCAGATATCCAAGTCTTGCCGTCCATCTCAAGTTGCTCGTTCCATACCTCAATATCAAAGAAGTCATCTACGGAAATCTTTTCACCAGAATCCCAGCGTTCCTTCATCTTCTTTGAAGATGCCTTCTCCATGACGACTCGCTGCTGCCTCTTAAAGAAGGAGGCGATTTGGAGGGTAACGCTGGCCTCAAGACGGTCAAGTTGGCGGGTTCGACGCTGCACAACTGAAACATCTTTTACAGCATCTCCCATGGGGTGGGAAAGTGGAGCAAGGGTTGGCTCATAGATTGCGCGCGGGGATGGATTCTCCGTATTGTCCGTGGTGAGTCGCGGCGAAGTTGGAGATGGTGAACCGGCACCAGGAACAGCCTCGTCTGGCTGGTCATTTGGCCTGCGGCCAGGGCGCTGATTTGGGTTGACTCTTTCGCCGTCCTCTAGGCCGCCGCCATCAGTTGACATGACAACTGGGGAGAGATTTGTCGGGACGAGCAGGGCATCCATTCCAACGCCTTCGCGACCAGTGAGTTCGCGATATTCATCAATACTGATTGCGCCCTGCTTGAGTTCCTCAAGATGGAATGTGGCCCTCTCTCTGTCATCCCTGCTCAGGATTGCAACAGCAGAAAGGTCGTATGAGAAGTATGTCGTATTGTCGGTATCGAGAATGTCAAACGCGCGCTCAAGAAGGGTAAGGTGCGGGACCATTGTCTCGCGCCAGAAGACTTCAAGTTCCACGTCTGCATTTGCAAATGTACGCCCTGATGCATTTCCAATCACCGACTCCGGCACTCCGAAAGCAAGGAGGATTTCTTCTTTATTCTGCGAGCGCGCTTCTGTGTATTGAGCATCGCGCTGATTGATTGATGTGTCAATAAAACTTGCATCTTCTGCAGAGATAACGGTGGTTCGGCCAGCGCCACCGATGTTTGAACCTGTTGTGCCACGGAAACGACGAGCAATTTCTTCGCTCTGTTCCTCTTCCATGTCTCCCTTAACTACAAGAATTCCACCTGGGCGACCGTCGTTGATTACAAAGTTGCGATTGTAAACGCGTGAGTAGTAGTCAAATTCAACTGCGAGTCCTGCAGACTCCAGTGGAGTTTGGCCTTTGTATGGGTCGATTGGATGTGGAACGCGAATCCACATCATGTTTTCTGGCTCAACAATTTTCTTTGGCGTGTTGGGGTACTCAACCGAATATCCAGCAACAAAATTTGTTGGGTCTGGAATTGGGAATACGTATTGAGGCTGGTGCAAGAACAACGAGGAAACATCGCCAAGGCGGTTTCGTGTGATTTCTACATATGCGCCCTTCTTGGAAAGAAGCACCTGAGAAGAGAGCATGAAACGGAACGTGAATGCGTCCATCGTCTTATTTGGTCGGCGGTTCAGCAGTTCAAGCAATGGGTCATCCCATGTCATTTCGCCGATTCGCCAGTCACCTTTTCTTTGTCCGATAGGGAGAGAGGCGGAGTTTGACGCAATTGCGTATACCGCTTTATAGACCCAAACAACTCTGTCAAGCGCTTGGTTGATGCCTCTTTCTACATCCCAGCCATCTTTGTATGGCTCGCCGGGCCTGCTGTATCCAGAGGTTGTGTATCGCTTCTTTTCTGTCATCCCGAGAAACCCATCGGCTCCGGCACGAGTAAACGACTTTAAAAATGCCACTGTTATTCACCCGCCTCGTAGCCAAGCAAAAGACCTAGTGCTGCCAAGCATGCTGCAAGCGCAGCAAATCCCAGCGCTTCGTCAACCAAAAAGCCGGCGGTGGCAAAACAGGCAGTTGCACCGACAAGTGCTGCCGAAGAAATCCGCTCACGCTGGATAAAACCCAAATACTTTGTAACAAAATATACGACTGCTGCTGAAACAACAGTAACTATTGCGCCCACAACCATATTTTTCCTTTACCGCGCTAACGATGACAAATCGGCCATATTTATAAAACTACACCAATGGTAGTGCTCACGCCTGTAAAGGTGTAAACACCACCATTGGTGTGTTAGTCCCGACTAGAACGGGTCTTCTGCGGTCCAGTCGCTTGACTTACCCGAAGACTGGCGCTGCTGTTGCTGCTGCTGTCCCGTCTTATTGATGCCGCTAACTTGGGCTTTTCGCAAGGAAACACCGAAGTCATCAGCGACCAAGACAACCTTGGACTGCTTTTGGCCCTCTTTGTTTTCCCAGGACTGCTGCTCAAGGCGACCAGAGACAATCACTCGCGAGCCCTTTGACAGGCTGGCGGCTAC